CATCTAGTTTTTCTAAGTTTCCCACTATTTTTTCTACTCTCCTGTTTACGTTGTTGTTTCCACTCTTCATATGAACAACTGGGTTTGAAGTTGCTGTCCTCTATACAGTTGGAGCAATATGTATATGACTTATTATCGCACCTACAACACTTACTCTTGTCCATCTGATTCCTTTTTTCTCTTCTTGTAATAACGCTGAGTTACACTTCCCATAATGCCATTACATCCCTTTGGAATTGTTGTCTTAAAATCAAGCAGTCTCGGAATATCAGATTCTTTCCAATATCTCGTCTGTCTTGGGCCTTCAAATTGATAAAAGTCCGGTAACAATCTTGCATACTTGTCATCCGGATTTTCTCTCTTAAATCTATACCAGTTATTAATGGTATTAAGAGAACTACCAATTCTTACTGCTACTTCTTCAACTCTGAGCAACCGTTCGTTGCCAAAGCCATTTAGTGAAAAAATCATTTTCTCTCGTTGTTCCTGTTCCATTACTTCACCTCACTAATTAAAATTTAATCAATCATAAGCATCTTCCTTTCTTTGAGTGTTCTGTTCACGTACTATTTTTCAATATTATAGCACATGAACAGAACGTTGTCAACATGTTACCTATGCGATAAGGAACTCAAGCAAGTCGCTCTTATTAATCACGATTCTTGTGCCCTCTTCCTTTGACATATCCTTTATCTAGGTATTCAGATAAATTGGCAACTTGAATAAGCGTTCTATGCTCACCGTTATTTACCCAAATTCTGTTTTTTAAAGATTCACTTATTTGTTTTTTTGTTTCGGTTGACAATGTTTTACCTTTACACCACGGTACTTTACCCTTATTCGCCTCGCTAACACGTTTTTTTACCGTTTCTGAACACGGTATTCCTTTATTCCACGCTTTTTGTCCTTTATGCGCCTCACTTAATTTTTGTCGATACTCAGCAGATAATTTTTTACCGCTATTCCAGGCAGGTTTTCCTCTTCTTGACGCATATAAAATTTCTCTTTGTTCATCTGTAAAATGAAATCTTCTACCTTTATTATAATGTGCGTGATTTTCTTTAATTTTTCTTTTGGTTTCTTCGGAGTGCTTATTTCCTAGATTGGCTTGTCTTATTTTCTCTCGTGTTTCAGCAGACCGCGTTACTCCAAACGGACCATTTCCACCTTCACTAACATTGTAACCATATTTTGGATTATTAGATTGATATTTCCATATTAAATCACGTTCTAATTGACAAGCCCATTCTTTAGATAAATTTTCTACGAGGGTAATGTGTTGAAAATTATCCCAACCGTATTTTTGAATCGCCCTCCAAAATAATTGTTGAGACTTATATCCGGTTCCATCATTTCTCCAACGACTATCAACGGATACGCACGTTATTCCAAAGTATTTTTTATTATTAGGTGCAATATGCACATACACTGAAAACATAAAATTCTCCTTTCATTGCATCTGATATTGCACCTATTATACTATTAACTAATAAGAAAGTCAATTAACGCAGATTTATCTGCCGTATGTACGCCATCTACAAGAGCATCAGCCATTGCTCCCTTCTTCTCTACAAGTTCATTGATTCGCTCATCAATCGTGCCTTTGCAAATCAGCGTGTAGATAGTAACGTTTTCTTTAGTGCCAACACGGTGACATCTATCCTCTGCTTGTTCTTTATTAGCACGATTCCAAGGCTCGTCCATGAAGATTTCGACTGTTCCCGCAGTGAGTGTAAGTCCAGTACCCATAGCACCGATAGTACCGACAATTACAGGACAACTAGAATTTTGAAAAACCTCTACCATGCGCTGTCTTTCATCGTCTTTTGTTTCACCAGTGATTACAGCAATTACAGAATATTTCTTTCTAAGTCTTTCCTCAATTGCGTGTGTCATCTGTGTCCAGTTAGAGAAGATAACAACTTTCTTACCATTCTCTACTGCTTCTTCTACAAGTTCTTCCATCCTGTCAAGTTTAGCAGATTCTTTAATAGTAGAAGAAAGAATACCAGTGTAACCAGTCGCCTGTCTCATTCTGATAAGTTCAGCAAGAGGATTGTTTGCCATCTTAATCTGGTCAATATTTGCTCTAATCTGAGCAGTGACTTCTTTGTAAATAATCTCCTGCTTGGGAGTCATTTCTACGTATTCATTGATATGAGTTTTTTCGGGAAGGTCGAGAACATCTTTTTTCAGTCTGCGAAGCATAATAGAATCAAGTTGCTCCCGAAGTTCATCGAGATTTCTGTATCCCATAATCTCATATCCGCCATAACCGCCGAATACACAATAATGCTTTTTGAATGCGTAGAAGGCATGTTTCTCATATCCAAGCCACTTGAGAATAATGTATAAATCAAGCGGATTGTTCATAAGAGGAGTTCCCGTCATTGCGATTCTGCACTCGGGCTGAACTTTGAGAATGCCCTTACCTTGCTGAGAAGAAGGATTCTTGCACTTGTGTACTTCGTCAATTGCAACAATACCAATCTCTTTAGACTTTGCGTATTTTGCGATTTGAGACACGATAGCTTCATCACGCATACTTTCTACATTAGTAATAAGAAAGTAGCTAGAAATCGATTCTAAGTGCGTTAAATCGTATAATTTATCAGCGTTAGAGCCGATGATAAGTTTACGATTCTTATAACGCTGTCCGAGAATCCATCCGCTCTCATCACTGTGAGTATGAATCTCGTTCAGCCAGTTCCATTTCAGTCCATTCACTCCGCAGATGATGAGACAATGTTTATAACCTTTCTGCAACTTCTTAGCAACTGCAATGTCAATTACCTGCTTTGTCTTTCCAAGTCCCTGTTCATCTCCGAGAAGCCATCTGTCATACTGTAATCCATAATTGAATCCGTCAACCTGATGCTGAAACGGAGTTGTCTTAAACTTGAATCCGTGAGGAGTTACTGCTTTCGGCTTCTCAAGAGTTACAAACTCACCCGTAATATCAAAATCATAATCGGACAGTTTTGTAATAAATTCGCCGAGTTTTGTAAAAGGAACTTCCCATTCTTTTTTCTCTTTATCCCACGCACGAGAAGGAAATTCTCTGATTACATCGACAATTTTCTGGTCGTAGTCGAATGTAATAAACATGGAATAATCGCCGTTACACTTTTTTGAGTTTGCAATGTTTATGTTAATCACCTTAGTTCTCCTTTCAGAACTTAATCTATCTGTCTACGATAATATTGTATCACGTTGTATAATGTTTTGTCAACAAAAAGATAGCAGTATGAGTAAAATCACACTGCTACCGAAGAGTTATTACTTATCAGAAAATCTTGCTCCCGCTAATATTAATGCCGCTATGATAATTGTAGCTTCTGCCGCTCCAAATTTCATTTCGTAGCGAAGCATATTGAACATACTGTCCATTGAGATTTGTTCATCGAACCATATGGTCTTGTCTTTGTTCTCTTTTATGATTTTTCTGCACTCTTCCCAACTCCATCTGTTTGATCGTTTTGCCATATAATCACATTTCCTCCACTCGTAAATTTTTACTTTTACACAATGAACAAAAATATCCCGATGCAGAACCGTATGCTTGAATTTTCTTAATTGCTTTTCCGGCCCGTGTGTAATAGCAGATATTTCCACATCCGCCACAGATAACTTTGTAATTATACTGAGCGTGACTGACGCTTACACCTCGCTCTTCTGCGGAACTGCATCTTTTGATATTATAAATAGGATATTCTCGATTCACAAGTTCTGCACAACGTTTCCACTCACCTGTGTGACACATTCTGTCTTTGTGTGCGTGAAGAAGTTCATGAATCATGGTGTTCATTGCCGCTTCCCAAGTCACATCGTCTGTCATAAGGCTACGAGAAATTTCAATCTCATAAGCATTATTTCCAACTTTGCGACACTGCCCCCAACGCTTCTGCGCTCGGTTATTAACGTAGCAGTGAACAATCTTCCCATACTCAATGTCTAAATCATCGAGAACATCTTTTGCATCCTGTAACAGTGTGTTTAAATCTTTCATTTTAGTACCTCGTGTTTTTTGAGTTTGAGTTAATTTCTACTCTAACATTATACTACGTAACGATATATCTTGTCAACAATAAAAAAGAACGTCAAATGACGTTCTTTAAATCTGTTATTATTTTGCCTAAAATTAAGCGTTCATTTTCGCTCGATGTTGCGGTATATAACGATTTAATAAAATCTTTTAATTCTTTCCCAAGTCTATTTAATGCGTCAAATACAAGGTCATCAGATATTTCATTAAGTTGTTTTCGCCGCTTCGCAATTACATATTGTTTATATGACGGTATTACTTCATATAGTTCATTCAATACCGGATTCGGATTGTAATTTATGTAACTCACTGCTCCCATCCTTTTCTGTAAGCATAAACAGAGCGCACACAGGAGAACATTTTTCGGTCTGCATTATCGTATTTAATACAAATCCCATATCTCTCATGTGTGCGCTCCTTACGTTTTATTCTATAAAGAGCATAAAATAAAAAAGAGAACCGCAATTATGCGATTCTCTTACAAAAATTATATGGAAATTATATTACTCTGAGTATTTTATCTTTTACTTTCCTCGCTAACTTGGATACTTTAGCTTCACTTACGTGCATTATCATTGCAATTTGAACATTAGATTTATATGCGGACCTAAGTTCAAAATACTCAAGTTCCTTCGTAGAAAAATTACAATTTTGTCTAAAATATTCTAATTCCCACTCAACAAAATCAGGTATTCGTATTTTGTAATTTTTCTTTTCGTTTTCGCTCAATGGCTTCCATGTGTGCTTTTCGCTCATCATTTGTCCAAGAACCTCTTTTTTTACCTAAATGAGCCATACTTATTTTTCGCTTAGTCTCTTCTGACCTCGGCTTACGCCTATTAGATTGATGTATTTTATGTAAATTATCTAGTTGCTTTTGTGTTAAGGGTAATCCTTTATGTGCGTCACTCATATGTTTACGTTGCTCATCTGTTGCTTTACACCCTAAATGATAAGTATTACCTATCTGCTTTTGACGCATCTTTTCAATAGATTCAGATTTAGGGCTTTTTCCATATAAATAATGATTTTCTCCTGATAATGATTCAGATATTTTTTGCTTAACTTCATCTGGGATTGTTCTACCTTTAAGTGCAATACTATTTGCACCACCAATTTTTCTACGAGTTTCTTCCGATACCGTATGTCCCATCATTCTAATACTCTGTTGTTTACAATGTTCTTCTGAAAACTTATACCCAACAATTCCATCTCCACCTTTAGTGAGATTATATCCATATTTAGAATTATTAGTGTTGTATTTAGCTATGAGATATTTCTCACATTCATCTGCTTTTTCTTTAGATAAATTCTCCAATAGTATGATATGTTTTATATTATCCCAACCATACTTTTGTATAGCCCTATTAAACAGTTGTTGATTTTCATATCCTTGACCGTGTGAACCCCAACGATTTTCAGGTTTAGCTGATTTGGTGATTCCTATATAAATTTTGTCGTTTGGAGTTATGTGTGCATAAACTTTATAATCATTCATTATAATAACCTCCTTCAAGTTATTATAACATATTATCTACGCACAGTAAAGTTCAGGAACAGTAAAATCATATAGTTGCATATTATCTATAATA